GCTGTCCACCACGCTGGCCGTGACGGGTGCGGCAACGCTCTCAAGCACGCTGGCCGTGACGGGCACGACGACGCTGACCGGCGCGGCGACCCTGACGGCGAACCCGACGCTGTCAGCGGGCACGGCCAACGGCGTGCTGTACCTCGATGGCAGCAAGGTCGCCTCCAGCGGCTCTGCGCTGACGTTTGATGGGACGAACCTTGGTGTGGGGACGGCGAGTCCGGGGGTTCGCCTTGACGTTAGCGGCGCTGACGGCGTTCGCGCTCGCGTGGTGGCAACGAGTGCTGGAACGTCTGGCCTTTTGCTGTCGTCTGCTGGCGTTACAGCCTACGCCCTAAAGGCAGGCAATGGCGACGGGTCGTTCCGCATTGACCAAGACGGGACTGATCGGCTGACGCTGGCGAGCGGCGGCAATCTGGGCTTGGGGGTGACGCCGAGTGCGTGGGAATCAACGTGCCGGATGCTGCAACTTGGCGCAATCGGAACCGTAGGCCGCGCCAATAGCGGGCAGACCCAACTTGGGTTCAACTACTTCATCAACAGCAGCGGGCAGTACGTTTACATTCAGTCCCTGCACGCGACCCACCATGAGCAAGTCAGCGGCGAACATCGTTGGTTCAATGCTGCATCCGGCACCGCAGGCAACACGATCACCTTCACGCAGGCGATGACCCTCGACGCTTCCGGCAACCTTGGCATTGGGACGACGAGTCCGACATTCAAATTGACGGTGTCTGGAAGCGCACCCGATATTGTTGCCTTGCACAATGGAGTCAATGGTTCTCGCGCTGCAATTACCGCAAGCAACACCGCTGCGTACATTAGTACGAACTACAGCGGGACAGGAATACCGCTGATTTTTACTGCGGCTGGTATCGGTAGTGCTGGAACTGAGCAGATGCGCCTCGACGGCTCCGGCAACCTTGGCCTCAACACCGCCACCTTCGGCACCAGCGCAGTAGGCGTCCTCTCCCTCGGCACCGGCACGGCACCGACGACCGGCCCCGCCGACACGGTGCAACTGTTCAGCGTTGACCGCAGCGCAGGCAACACGATCCCTGCCGTTCGCTGCGAAGGCTCCGGCGTCACCAACGCAGGCATCACCAGCACGACCGTCACCCACAAGATCGCCATGCAGGTCAACGGGACGATCTACTACCTGCTCGCCACCACCAACGCGACCTAAGAGGCCCCATGAAAGAGATCACCCTCCCCATCGACCTCGCCAACGCGATCCTGCAATACCTCGGTCAGCGTCCGTATCAAGAGGTCGCGCAACTGATCGCCGAGATGCAGAAGGCCGCGCAGGCTCAATCGGTCAAGGAGGCCGCAGAGGTCCTGTAGCCCCAGAGGCCGATCAACGCGGCCTCGGCGCGACCATCGTCCTTCACGCGGGAGAACTCCCCCGCGCTGGCGGGCCAGATCTGCGCGGCCAGCGCGCGGCTGGCATCCTTGCCCTGCTTCAGCCCGACCCCGCGCTTCCACTGCGCGGGCGGGGCCAGGAAGCAGGGCACGCCCAGCCCCGCCATGACGCCCTTGATGATGCCGAATGCCTCGCCAAAGGCGAACATCGAAGACACGCCCTGCCCCGGCATCGCGTTGACCTTCTCGACGCAGGCAAAGCGCAGGCTGTCGCGGTACATGCCCAGTTCGCTGACCAGCATCTCCGGGCTGATCCGCCGTTTGGCCTTGCCGTTGACCTCGATCCTGACCGTGGGCATGTCGAAGACCTGAATCAGCCGGTCGCGCTCAAGGATCGCAATCGCGCCAGACAGCCCCGGATCAATCCCCAGCGTCATCATGATGCGCCCTTCATAGCCCGTGCGGACTGCCTGATCTTGGTCCGCTTGGCCTCCTGCTTCGCGGCGGCGCCGGGGCCATAGACTGGCTCCAGATCGTCGGTGAAGTCTGCGAGCGGGTCGACCACGCCGTCGAAGGCGACCTTGGTCGCCGCGACTTGCGGCATCAGGGAGGACGGCGAATGCTCCAGCTCGCGCGACGAGAACACGGCTGTGTCCGCCGCCTGCGCCTGGCCGTTGATGAACTCGACCTCGAGCGTGTTGTGCTTGTACTGGATCCAGCCCTCGCCGCCGTCGATCGCGGTGGCGTAGGTGACGAGTGCCGGGATCATCAGGTGCAGCGCGCAGCCCGCCAGTTGATCTTCATGGGTCAGCGTCACCCGCTTGCTCTCGCAACGCCAAGAGCCTTCCTCTGCCGGCGTCGAGTGGCAGCAGGTGCGGCAGTTCGACTGCGCCGCGATGTCGCCGTGGCAGTGAGCTTGAAAAGCACAGTACTTGCACGCACGGCTGTTGCGGTCGTCCGAGATCCGCTCGGGCGGGGACGTCGCCTCAATCAGGCTCTGCGCGCGGGCGAGCAGGCGCTCGGCTGCGGATTTATCCGAATGCACCCATTCGGAATAAATCTCGTCCGTGTCCTTGTCTGCCGCAAGATACAAGGCCCGCTCCAGTTGCATCAGGTGCATGTAGATCTGCATCTGAGCGTAGTGCTGCGGCTTCGCCTCCTGCACGCCCTTGTTGCCGAGCGCCAGGAACGACTTGTGGTTGTGGGTCTTGAACTCCAGCACGCAGGGCGTCTTTGGGGCCTCCGGCACGCCCTTGGCGATGCCGTCGAGCGATCCGCCAAAGTGCCCGTCCAGCGCGCGCACGGTGAACTGCTGGCCGCGCTCGTCGCGGTCCCAGACTGTGGCACCGATCCCGCGCAGCTCCTCGATGAACCGCGGCTCTTCGCGGTTCCCGGTGGAGAACAGGCGCAGGATGCGGCCGGGGAACTCGGGCTGTCTGGCCCAGCGCCAGGTCAGCCAGATATAGCGCGGGCAGTCGTGCCCGATGATGCTCGCACCCATGTGCTGCCGGTGCTCTTGAGGCTTTGCCTCGTACCACTTGACGATGGCTTGGCTGGTTGTGTTCTGCGGCTCGGGGATCTTCATCGTTGCCTTGGAAGAGGGGGGCGATCTGTGCGCCACTACAGACTATTGCGCGGAAGGAGGAAAAACGCGCTCACCGGGCTCCCGGTCGCCCCGAGGGTTATCTTACGCCTGCCACGGGCGGCCAGGGGCGGCGGCGCGGCCGGCGGGCGGCGCAGGGCGGGCCGGTGCGCGGCCGGCGGGAGCAGGGGACGCAGGCGCTGCCGAAGCAGCGCCGGCGCGCTCGTAGCCCATGATCCTGTTCCGCGCGCTGTCCTTGCGGTCGATCTCGATCCGCGCGACGAACATCTGGTCGCAGAGCTGGTCGGTGTCGTTGATCACCGACAGGCCGAGGGCCTGGCACAGATCGCCGAGCGCGGCGTTGGCGATGTCCTCGGCCTGCTTGCTGGGGTTGCTCACGTTGAAGCGTTCCCAGTGCTTCCTACCGGCGTGATCGCCCTCGACGACCTCCATTACCGCCTCGAGGTACTCGCCGGTCTTGGCCTTGGTGGCCTTGATGGCAGTTGCGCTGATGATCATCGTGTAGTTGCCCGCAGGCAGCGGCCCGTACTCGCGCGGGGCGTTGGAGGCGGGGGCGGTTGCGGCGTCGAACGTGAATTGCATGGTTGCGTCCTCGTTGCTGGTTGAGATCAGGCGATCGCCTGGGCAAAAGACTCCCACGACATCGGGAGCGATTCGGGCAGGCCGTAGCGGTTCTTGGCCATGTAGGCGGGCCGCTCGGCCGTGTAGAGCAGACGCTCGCCGCTCGAGATGCCGCGGTTGGAGGTCTTGTTGAAGCCGACGTCGTCCTTCTTGACGATCGTCTTGTAGTTGGCGAACAGCAGCGCGTCGACCCACTCGCGCAGGATCGCGTTCGCACGCTCCTGCAACTTGGGCTGGTAGCGGTCGTAGGGCTCGGTCTCCGGGCTGTCGAACCGCTTGATCTGGCAGTGAGCCAGCAGGATCACGCACATGCCCTTCGCGTTGCGGAGGTGGTTGAAGCCCGCGAGAATCTCGCGCCACCGCTCGCCGACGATCATGGCGCCCTTGCCGTAGGCGAGCTCCTTCGCGTCGTGCGTGGACTCGACGTCCTTCCAGATCAACTGGTCGAGCCAGTCGACGCTGTCGAGCACCACGGTGCAGAACTGGTGATCCTCGGTCGCCAGCGCGGCCAGCGCGTCCAGCACGTCGCTCGCCTTCGTGCAGAGCGGGAAGTGATCGACTTCCAGGCTGCCGAGGCCGTCCTCGGTGAGGATGAAAACCGGCGCGTTCGTGCCGGCAGCGAACGTGGTCTTGCCGATACCTTCAACCCCGTAGAGCATGATGCGCGGGGCGCTCAGGCTCACGTTGCGTTGAATGGACTTCAAATCGAATGCCACATCTGTCTCCTTCGGTTGGGGTGAGGCGGAACATAGCGCATGCTTTGCGGATTACGCAACATGCAATTGATGATCGATGTCGCGGTGCTGATAGAAATTTCCTATTTGCAGAATCGGTGACCTCGGGCAACATTGCGGATTCCGCAACAGAGGACGCACCATGCCCATCGAATCGACCCAGACCCTCGACCCTGCGTACCGCGTGATCACGCTCTTGGGCGGCAAGACCTTCGTCGCCCGCGAACTCGGGCTGTCGCCCTCGACCATCACTCGCTGGTGCAGCCCGCACCCGGACGGCACCGGGGGCACGATCCCGCAACGCTACTGGCAGCGCCTGCTTGTGCTGGCCCACCAAGAAGGCGTCAAACTGAGCCTCTCCGATCTGCATTCCATCCAGTGAGCGCGACCGCGACCATGACAAACAGCGACTTCCTGGCGGAAGTTCTTGGGCCTGTCGAGGCCGGTCAGTACGGGTGGGTCTGCGCGTTCGCGGCCTCGCCAGAGATGGGCGAGTGGTCTGGCAGGCCCTACGTTGGCGAGTCAGCGCAGGCCCGGATCATCGACCGCGCGGACGATCTCAACACCTACTTCTCCTGCGCGGTGTTCTCGGGCTTTGACGGCACGGCGTGGAAACGGAACAAGACCACGTTCCACCGCCTGGCCGCGCTGGTCGTCGATGACATCGACCCCGAGAGCGTGCTGGGCGGATGCACATGGGCGTTGCAGACCTCCCCCGGCAAGTGGCAGCTCGGCTGGGCGCTCGACGAGACAGACCCCGACACCCGCGATCTTGTCCTGATCGACCGCGTGATGTCTGCGCTCTCGGCCCGCGGCAAGCTGGGCGGGAACGACTCATCGGGCAACGCGGCCATGCGCTATTGCCGCCTGCCGGTCGGCACCAACACCAAGCCCCGCGCAGCAGGCCCGTGGCGGCACCAGTTGGCCGGATGGAACCCGCAGATACGCTGGACGCTTGAAGACTCCTGCGGGTCGGTAGGGATCGATCTGGACTCGCTGCGCGGGGTCTCGATGCCCGTCAAGGCCCAGCGCGAGGCCCCGGTTGCAGCCGACGCTCTGGCCTCGCTGATCGCGCCGCTCCCGGAGCGGTCGTATCACCAGAGCATCACCTCGCTCGCGGCCAGCATGGTCGGCTCGGGCATGTTCCCCGGCGCGGTCGTCCAGTACCTGTACGCACTGATGGACTCGATCCGGCCCGATGGCCCCGGCGAGGAGGTCAGGCGCTGGGAGACGAGGCGGGCAGAGATCCC